CTGTTACACCTTTAGTAGGGCGTTTTTCATTCGCACCACCAATAGCATCCGTTATGTCTAAGCCTAATCGAGCAAGGTTACCACCATAACCCATAATTGTATTATCCACTTTATACGGTGATACGTTGAATGTGTCGCCAATTTTACGAGCCACCATAGATGTATTAGATCCGTACTGTAGTTTATCCGGTAATTTCTCTTGGGATTGAGGGACAATGTTTCTTTGTCTGAATTTAGAATAATTGCTCCACCATTCCCAAATCGGAGACAAAGCCGTAGGCAATACATCCGGCAATAGTGTATCAATCGTTCTGTCGCCTAAGCCTTTAAAACCGACTCCATTTCTGCCTGTTGATTTATCGTCAAAATACTGTAACATACGTTCAAATGTAGTGCCGTATAACAACCCTAATTCAAACGGCTTAGGTATTTTTATAAATTTATCACCAGCTGGAATATGGAAGAATGTATCCTTTTCCCATTGCGGTAACTCTTGATATGCGGTGTTATCTTTATTCAAATACCATAATGCGATTGTAGGTAACGTGATAAACAAAGTAGATTTAATTGTCATACCTTTCGGATCATCACGCCATGCACGCACTAATTTGTCGCCACCTTGGACAGTCGCATTAAAGAACGCTACAACTTTATTTGCAGTCTTAGTATGTGTACCGGTACGGCTGAAATCAATCGTAATATCACGGCTTGCAATAGATGCTTCGCCTAGTGATTTAGGGTTTAAATTGGTTTTTGTTAAACGGCTATATAACCCTGTATACCCTTTTCTAGCATTGCTAAATTCGCCTAAACGGGTAGCCACTTCCGTTGCTTCCGATATAGCGCGCAACACTTCTATAGGATTTCTTACAACTTTTGACAATGTGGACTTACGAGAAAATAATTCTCTTAAATGTCCGCTCAAATAGTCTCGATCAAGGCTTACCATAGCAGCGTGAGCGCCACCACTTTTTACGTAATCCCAATATAACTGGTCTTTCTTTAAGAAATGTGCTAACCCTCTAAATGTATCAACTACAGGCAAAAAACCATGTTTAGAGAATACACCGGCCGAAATGGTATCACGCAAAGCGTTTGTGATAGCAAAGCCAGCAGTAACAGTAGAACCAGCACGTAACCAACTAGCCGGATACTGCAATATTTTTGTTATAAAATTGCTTGTATCCTTATTCATCATTTTCATTGTTTGTGCTAATTCCGGAGTTGTTTCATATACAACTTTTTTTCCTTTAACCCAAACAGAAAATGTATTGTCTGTAGATTTTGCTGGTCTATTACCTCTTACCTCTTCGACAATGGTTCCTACGCCCGGTTTCTTTGCTAACTTGGCAAAGGTAACGCCCACGTGATTCCGCTCGATTGCATTGTAGAATTGGTATGTATTTTTTACAATGCTTTCTAATGGATCAATAATATCACGTGTACTGCCTTTGAAACGCTTAATAGGATTGGCCACATTAACGAACCCTTTAGAACTAGAAAAGAACCCGTCCATACTCTCTGTTGAGAAATCACGGAAAAACGGAACATAATTAGGATATTTATTTCGCAATAAATGGTATGTTTCCAGTTTTAATATCCCATTATTCACGAGTTCTGCAAGTATATAATCTTGAAAACGGTGAATATCTTTAGCAGCACTTTTAAATGTAGGATTTTTTTCGTACTGACTAACGGCCGCTAAATCCTCTTTTAGTGTAAATGTAGCCATTTGTCCGTTACGGTGTAGGTCTAAATCATGTAGTGCTACAAGATAAGCACTAAAGTCTTTATGTTCTTTTTGGGGAATATCCTTAATGATATCCTCAAATGCACGAATACCCTTTTCAGGTCTCCCGCGCTTTATAAATTCTTCCGCTTTGCCTACCCAGCCACGAGACAACCACGCTTGCATAAGAGGGTTATCTTCAAATGGAATTTTCTCACCTGTAACACGTTCTATTTCTTCAACCATTTCACGTAATGGATTAAGTTCATCAACGGCTTTTGTATACACATCGTTAGCAACGCGATTGAGCATACCCTTAATATTGCCGTCTTTAGCATCCGTAATAATACGTTCTGCTTTAGAGGTTCGTTCAAAGGAAATAGAACCTTTGATGCGGTCTGCGCTAGATTGTTTATGCCATTCATGAACCAGTTTAGATAATTTATTAACAATGCCATTTAACGCCTTATCACGTTCTATAGTTTCTTTGAAGTGTTTATAAAACACCGGAAAGTCCTGTTTGGCTTTTGCTCTGTCTGATACATAATCTTTAAAGAATTCTGCGTATCCCTCTTTACGCTTACCAGCTACATCTAAATTATCATAGCTAGTACCAAACCGCTTTTTGACTTGACCTAACAATTCAGCATCAAACTTAGGAATACTGCTAAATCCATTATGGTTATCAATGTAATGACCTAACTCATGCATCATTGTAGGGATATCACCATATACCCCCGTACGGATTACATCGCTATTAGGATTATACCAACCCTTAGCGTTTTTAGTTCCCAATCTCCCTGTTTTTATGCGCTGATTGAATAGGTTATTGATACTATCAATAATTTCACGACGACTAACGGCACGCCCCATACGTTCAACGCCTTCACTTTGTTCCGTATGTGGTGTTTCCTTGCCCTTTACGCTATATTGTAATGGTTCTGTAGGTCTAACGCCTTTACTTTCCAAATAACGATTTGCCATAGCTTCGTTACCGTCAAAGGCTTTTACAACTGCATTGTGTACTTGCTCATGTGTTGCATTGTCTAAAAGCTGGCTTGGTTGTTGTGCGTATTTGCTCACGCCACCTTCTGCCGGTTCCGCTTGTAACATTTTAAGTTCTTGCGTATCGGTGATTAATTCGGCAGCACGATCGCGGCGAACAGTTTCCATATATTCATGGTTCAAACTTTCAACAGGTACATCTAGGCTTTCGGATAATCTTGCCTTAACCGCATCGAGTTCCGTTTTAGGAATATCCGGCTTAGTTGCTTTGTTTAAATCTTTCAAGATTTCTGTATTAAAATGAACTTTATTTTCTAATTCAGTCAACCGTGTTTCAGATGCATCATTTTTAACAACGTCTTTTAATTCGTTGATGATTGTTTCACGTGCTTTTAGTGGTAATTCATCAATCGCATTTTTCAAACTTACGTTTGGTGTATCTTCTTCATAACGAAATCTACTATTTATATCGTTTTCAATCGTCTTTTCTTGAATTCTAGGCGTTTCGTTCTCTACAAAGTCAGTATTTATGCGGTCTTTAGGCTGAAAATTGTTTATTTCGCCTGTACGAGCCGTTTCACCTTCGCCTTGATAGTTTATACCTAAATCATCGTTTTTAACCGATTTCTTTTCGGTATTTTCAACGAAACTGTTTAAATTTGTGTGCGGTTCTTCTCCTTTTACTGCATCACGTTCTATGAACTCATCCCTAAATGGTTCTTCATGTGATACTCGGTTAGGGTCTAAGCTACTATCTTTAAATGATGTATCACGTGGCCCGTTTTCATATTTTCCGTAATTGCCGTTAAATGTATCTTCCGCAATTTCTGCGCGAACATTATCACGTGCAACTGCTGGGTCTGGTCTTTCGTAATATTCACGAATGATTTTTGCCATTTCCGCCGGTGTTGCATCTGGGTGCGCGCGCATAGCTTCTAATGCTGCGCTTTCGGTGTTATGTAATTCCCATACGCTGAAATCAACCTGTGTTCTCCAATCCCATGGATCCAAGCCACGATTTTCAGCAAATTTTAATAAACCGTTTTCTCCGTTTAATCTATCTCCAGTAAATTGAACCAAACCACGGGAGCCATAACCATCGCCGCTTGTAACTGTTGTACTAAAACTGCTTTCGGCGCCAATATTACCAGTCATGCCGGCCGCTTCAACGTCACTCAATCCATTCATGCGATAACGGTTATAAACGTCCGCTTGGATATTGCCTGTTTCGCCTTCCATTGCTTGCCCGTTCAATTCGCCTTCGGAATATTCGCGCGGTTCTACTGCGTTTACCTCTTCCGGTACTGGAATATCATCAAAGGCGTTATACATAACACCTTCTTCAAATTTAGGTTCATTTTTGGTAAATC